ACGCTCTCTTTGATGTATTCTCTGAACTTTAGCATTTCAGCCTATTTATAAACGCAAAGGGGAGCGGCACCACACCGCTCCCCGACTCATGACAAACAAGCACCTCCTTAGTCATGAGCCAATTGATCTACAAGAAGTTTGGCGTGACCTTTTTTGATCATATCTAAATGTCTCGCTGCACCTCTTGATACATCTAAATCAACGCCTTTGATAAAAGGACCACGATCGTTGATTCTCACAATCACTGACTTACCGTTGCTGGGATTTGTTACTATAAGCCTCGTCCCAAACTTGAGACTGCGATGAGCTGCAGTCATTCCTTCTGGATCGAATTTTTCTCCGTTTGCGGTTTTCTTACAACATTCATACCACGAGGCTTTTACTTGGTATGACTTGACGATGCGCGGTTGTTCTACATTTTGAATCGAACAGCCGCACAGAGTGATCATTAGGATCACTGTAGCTGCGATTTTGCGCATTTCTTATTTATAAGTGTGACTCCCAAATGGGAGCGCTGTTCTTTATGCTTCGTAATGCGAACGAAGCTGTTCGAATCCACCGATGACATTACCATCAATCATGATGTATGGGACTGTTCTAACATTAGGAAACTGTTCGAGGAACTCTTCACGAGTAAGTTCACGACCAATCTTGAACTCTTCGTATGCTTCACCCTTTTGTGTAAGGAGTTCCTTAGCACGATCGCACCACGGACAATTATCTTTACTATAGATCGTGATCACTTGTAGATATCTCCACTCTTTTGTTTGAAATGATAACCATGAGCATTACGCCATTCACGGAAGATCTCTTTCTCTTCCTCTCGCGCTTGGATTTCCCACGGGAGATCCCAATATCTTACGCGACCATGCCCTTCAACTTTGACGAGCTTGTTTTTCCATTTACAGTAGTCTGCGTAATTCGCCATATCTTTTAGATCGCCTGTAGCATATTGGCGAACGTGAACTATTTCGTGAGACAACACTCGCATCATCATTCTATCTGTCAGATAGTTACACATTTCCATATCGAAGACGCGAGGTTTGTGATTGTTGTCTTCCCAAGTCACTGTGGCATAAATTGATGTATTCTTGAGTTCTTCTTCGAACCTGATGTGCAGGTCGATATTATTAGCCAAACGATTGCCGAGCGTATAACCCAGCATCCATCTAGCTGCGCTCTTGATAAGTTTCTTCTTTCTGTGATCCCCGCCCTCAAGAGTAATGTGGGCGGTGTTATTTGAGTATTCCAAAGCCTCTGGGAACATATTACCTCCCCTTATGCTTAGTGGATTATCATACTCTAGATCTAGTAGATTGTCAAGTTCAACCTTATTTATGGCGTCAGAACTTGAACTTATTGAATTTGTCTTTAGGCTTTGATCGTTCACGATCTTCCATCCCGAACTTTGTGTTATCCATTACGGCGTCAGAACGCTTGGTTTTACCGCCACGGCTATCATCAATCAGGTCGTCTTGGGCTGTATCTTCCACATCGAACAGGCGCATTTTGACCCGATCGATACCCACCACGAACTTACGGAGGTCCGCTGGGTCGCTGTAACGGTTCTTCAGCTGCTTGACCATAAGTTGACCACGATCGTCCATATCTTCAGAACGGACTAGGGCAATCATGAAGTCAGCAGTCGCAGGAAGACCGAACGACTCGGAAGTATCTTCAAGCCCAGGATCGCTGTTGGAATACCCAGAACGGGTTGTCTGAGTAGCAGACACAATCGGCAGATTACGCTCGACTGCGAGACCACGAAGTTCTTCTGCGATAGACTTGATATATGTGTAGCTGTTAACATTCGAACCAGTCTTGATACGGCTGGAACAACAGATGTTCAAATAGTCGATATAGATGATATCTGGTACGAAGTTACGCTTGAGGTTCAACTCATTGAGAACATGGCGGAAGTGACCAGCATGAGCAGAAGCAGTAGGATACTCCTTGATGATCAGCTTGCCAGTAGTCTTTGCTTTTAGTCGAGCGATCTTGTTCTCATACAAATCACGCGGAAGTTTCTGTAGATCTTCAGAAGCGATATTCAACAGATTAGCGTCGATACGTTCAGCGATCTTCTCTTCAGCCATCTCCATAGTAATGTAGAGAACGTTCTTACCCATAGCAAGATTAGCTGCAGCGAAGTGACACATCGCAAGAGTCTTACCAACACCCGTGCCAGCGAGGATGATATTGAGAGACTTACGAGACAGACCACCGCGAGTAATCTTGTTCATCAGATCAAGATCGAATGGTAGCTTCTCTTCTACACGATGATAGTAGTCATATCGTTCAGCAAAGTCATCGATGAAATCGTGACCGATATGGCTATCGAACGATACGCCAAGAGCTTCTGATAGAATGTCGGGGATAGAGTTTTTAGTGCGATTGCTATCTTTACCATCAAGGATAGCGATACTGTCCATGACTGCATTGAAGACTGCACGTTCTTGACAGAACGACTCGGTTGACTCTAGTAGCCAATCCATTGTCACGGGTTCTGGTTCGACAAGATTACGAACCAATTCCATAGAGCGTTTATGCTCTTCTTCGCTTAGATTACTGCTTGACTCGATCTCAATCCCAATCGCTTCGCGTGTCGGGCGTGAGTTATACTTTGTCATGAAGTCAGTGATTCGCTTGAACACTTGACGTTCAGACGAATCACTGAAATATTCTTCTTTTAGAAAAGGTAGAGTCTTGCGGGCAAAGTCTTCATTATGAACCAGATTCTTCAGAATCGTCAGCTCGATCTTCATTCCCGATCTTTCCTACTTGCTTGAGTAAAATATCATAAAGGATACCTGCAATGGTATCTTCAAATCTAGTCTTGATCTCTTCGGTCAACATCTCTTCAGCAATAAACGATTCGATGATGTGATAGTTGAACTTGAGTAGTGCGTCACCGTTATCTTCTAGTTCATCATTGATCTTCAGATTTTCATAGTGAAACACTACGCCATCGAACTCACCTTCTTTGATAAGGAAGCAGACGAAATCTTTTACCTTTGGATGATCGATAGTAGTATAGCTCACTGCTCCTGGATTGTCAATAGTCCGCTGTGACATGCTCATACCTCAAAACGCCAGTAACCCAATTCTCGGCAGCATCTTCTGCCATATAAAGTGAATGCCCAGGAAAATTTCTAAGTGAAACGACTTGTGTGTTTTGAATGTATTCTACACAATACGTATCTTTTTCGAGATAAACTTTGGCTGTTTTTACATTGTCTTTGCTATAGTGTTCACTGATCAGCTGCATCATCTTCTCCCATAATAGCACCATGAGCGATAGAGTATGTGTCTTTGATATACTTATCGAAGTCTGTGGTCTTGAAGATTTCCTTCCAGAACTCACCGTTGTCGACGATATCAGCGGCGCGATAGTTCTTACCAGCTACTTCACCAGTTGTGCGATCCACGACAGCATACCATCCGTTCTTAGGTTTAACAATATAGCCACCGTCAAGAGCAACGTCAAGTAGACCGCTCCACCGATTAATGCCGCCCTCATAAGACACAGTGATAGGAATCTTAGACTTTTCTTTAACATAGCGTGACTTCTCAACATTGATTACGAAGTGATAACCGTTGATACCATCTGCGTCTTTGTCTTGCTGACGACCAAGAATCCAGATGTTATCTGAACCATAGTATGAACCAGTGCCACCACCGACGATAGCCTTAGGGAACATACCGATTTCCATATAAGTGTGATTGATCACTGCCATTGGAATATCTTTGAGTGTCAGATACGGAGTGATCATGCGGAAGAGAGACTTGAGCTGCTTCGCACGAGACATATCTGCAACAGACTTCTCGTTGAGTGCATCTTCAACTTCCTTCTTAGAAGCAAGATTACCAATCGAGTCGATAACAATCATGACACGCTCACCACGTTCAAGGGCGGTCAGCTGCTTCATGATATCAAACTTCAGCTGCTCCACGTCTGTAATAGGCGTGTGAACTACCTTGTCGAATGGAATGTTGAATGTATTGAAGTAGGCTTGCGGTGTTCCAAACTCTGAGTCGTAGAACAGAATGATACCATCTTCATACTTCTTAAGGAACGCTGAAGCCATAAGCAAAGCGAAACCAGTCTTGAAGTGTTTCGATGGACCAGCAAGCATTGTGAGTCCAGGAGTCAATCCACCATCGACGCTGCCAGACAAGGCTACGTTAATCATGGGAACTGAAGTGGGGATTACATCTTTCTTGGTGAAGATCTTTGAGTCTTCGAGAGTAGCTGTAAAAGCGATAGTTGAATTCTTAATCAGTTTATCTTTAAGTGACATTTTTCACCTCCAAGCATAATAGTATCATAAACGTCTATAGATGTCAAGACTTCTTTTCTATTGTAATGTTGTCCCATATTTCACCGTCAGTAACGACAGCATCAATTTGATCAACATCAAGTTTCAAATTCTTACTGGCTGCGATAATCATAAGCACAGCCAATGGATCAATGACGAGAACAAGCAGCAGAATCATAATACGGATAGCTGCTTCGAGATCACGCTCGTTACCTTCACCGTAGATCATTTCAGCCACATAACGAATAGGACCAACTTCTAACTTGAGCGCACGAGTCGCAGTCATAAGTGGCGTCTTCTCATCAAGCAGTTTGTCAATAGCAACCTGAGCATCTTTCATCTCAGCAGTAATCTGATCGCGCTCTTTCTTTTGCTGTGTGCGAACTTGCATAGCTGTTTGAGCACGGTTATTCTTGTCGATGATAGCGTCGATAGCCTTATCCATCTGAGCTAGTTGATTCTCTCCTCGCGTGATGCGCATGCGCTCGCGCGCGAGGGAACCGTCGATGCGTTCAATCTTTGCGGCTACGTCACCAGCAGGAGCAGTCTGTTCAAGGTGAGCTTTGGATAGGAAACCAAAGATACCCATGCTTGTGATAAGCATGAGAACGAGAAGCGCGACGGTGAAGTATGACTTGAGTAGAAACGGAACGTGACTCCAGTTCCTGTAAAGCCAAGAAGCTAGAACGATCTTACCAAACTCTAGCGTTCCACCAAGGATAACAACAGCCCAATACGCACCAGCAAAGATAGTCGTGAGACCTGTTACTGAATACCATGCTGCAACGACGGAGAGTGCGATCCCCGTCGTCATAATTAGAACTCTGTCGAAACTAAATGTCATTTTTCTTTAGGTTTCTCCCGAATGTAGGATTGTGCTGTGCTCGGATTTGTGTGTTTTCCCAAGTCCAGCACTCACCAGTATCATCCTGAAAGCAAACCCAAAGCCAGTGATGTTCTGTTCCATAGTCAATCAAGAAATGTGCTAACGCTTTTCCCTTTGGTGTATCCAACGGAATAGGCGGATCAAGCTGTAGCATCTTATTGCTCATTACAAACCTCGTGTAGTTTTCAATACCTTCTCAAGCATTTCCTGACACTTCTCTTTACGATTAGGCCAGTAGATGTATGCTTTGTCAGAAGTCTTCATGAGATTGTTAAGCAGCGGAACAATGATAGACTCTAGAACCTTTACCTTCTCAGCTAGTTCGCGTTCCTTCTCCGTCAGTTCCTGATGCTTTTCATCAAGAGCTTGCAAAACGTCCTGCTTGATTTCAGATTCATCTACGCCAGTGAAACCAAAGTCGTAGTCAGCATATTCTTGTGGGACTTTAACAGACATATTGTTTCCTTTGTTATTTACACAGCCTGGAATGCACTCATCGAACAATCCACATAGACACTTATCCTTAGCCAAAGAAGTCCTCCAGAGTGCTCTGCTTCTCGATGTGCCATCCAATCACTTCAAGGATAGACTTCAATGGTTCAAGAAACGCTTTATCAAACTGTGTATCGTAATCAATGTAATCGTTGATACCAAACTCATTAGGGAGTTCATTCAGCGCTGAGATCACGTTAGCGAACAGCGGATTAGGCATCTTGAGATACGAGAACTTGATCTTCTCACCATCCTTGATGAACTCATACTTCTTCGTCAGCTTCTTGCTCTTCACAGTGTTGTTGAACAGCAACGCACCACGAACGTGGATGGGAACAGACTTATCAACCTTCTCATATTTATTCAAGTTCTGGACTGAACGTGGGAACGACACATCCGCGAACGGGAGTTTGTGAAACTCACCCTTGAACGAGTCGATGAACTTATGCAGGTCTTCTTCTGGTTGAGTCATGATGATATTCAGTGCGTCGATAATAGCTTTACGACACACAGCGGGAGTCGATGACTTGACCGCTTCGATACCCATGATCTTCAGCTTTGGCTTTGCATACCGAACACCTTCCGAATCATGCACGTTGAGGATGTATCGCTTCTTCGCAGTCCAGATACCACGATCAGCGATAACCTCACGCTTCATGTTCATCTTTTGCTGGAATGCCCCCATCCGAACAGCAAGATCCGAATAGATGCGATCAATAACTGGTTCCATCTTCTCAGAAGCCACCTTATCCAAGAAGTTAACGATCTTTTCTTTTCGAGCGACTGGATCACTTGGTAGCGATCCTCCATCTTTAAAGACCATAGATACAAGCTTGTCAAAAGTAATGTATAGCGAATCCGTATCTGACGCAATGACATAATCTTCTCCTTCAGTTTTTAGGAGGTTGTTTAGATACTTATTCATTTCATTTTCAGCCCAGCGAATCGAGAGCTGACCACCAAGAGTAATCGCAGTCGCTTGGTTGATATCGAAGAAGCGGAAGTATGGATTACCGATTGCACCGTAAGCTGAGTTCAACTGAACCTTCTTAGCGAGCTGCATGTTCTTGTATCGAGAGATATCCTTGACCGACTGCTTAGACTTAGTCTTCTCGTATTCCTTCTGAGCTGCAATCATCTTTTCTTTATAGACGACGCGATCATTATACATTCGCTCCATGATTTCAGGCAAGAATCCTTGCTTGTCTTTCTTGAAGAAGCAACCATTTGCAGCTAGACCATATCCCTCAGGAACTTCTGGGAAGATACCATCAAGGAGTTTATCAACGCTCGTCTGAACCTTGACTGGATTTCCACGATTGTCACGCAGCAGAGTCTCAGGTGAGATGTTATACTGCATGATAAGATGCGG